GTATTATCAGTATTGATAATGTAATTCAACAACCTATAGTTGCAACATCAGTAACTACAGTTCTATCTGCAGTAGCAGATGCTGCTGCTGATAAGATAAAAATTTCTGGTATTACTTCTGTTACTGGTGGAGATCTATTAAAAATAGATGATGAGATTATGAAAGTAAACTCCGTTGGAGTAGGAGGTACAAATATTATTTTGGTATCTAGACCTTGGATGGGATCAGGTTTAGCAGCACATACTGCTGGATCTTTAGTTACAAAGATTGAAGGTAATTATAATATCGTTGATAGTACTGTTAATTTCTATGCTGCACCTGCAGGATTAGTTCCACTTTCAACTTCTGCAAATGAACCAGATGAAAGGGATTGGGTTGGTATTGCAACACACTCTACATTTAATGGAAGATCTTTCATGAGATCTGGAATTAAAGATACCACTGTTGAACCTTATGCTGAGAATTATATCTTTGATGATGTTTCTGCTAATTTTACAGGTCTTACTACAGAGTTTACTCTTAAGCAAGATGGAAGCAATGTAGCAGGTTTCTCTACTAGTAATGCTATCATATTGGTTAATCAAGTATTCCAATCTCCTAAGAGAACTGGAGATGAGATAACTGTTGCTGGAGATTATACTCTTATTGAAGATACAGATGCAGTAGGTGTTACTACTATTCAGTTTACAGGTTCTACTAGTGCTGTTGCATCTGATCCAAATACAGCAAATGTTCCTTTAGGTGGCATTATTGTTTCTGTTGGATCTACAGAAGGTTTTGGATATCAACCTTTAGTGGCTGCTGGTGGTACTGCTGTTGTTTCTGGATTAGGAACTATTACTTCTATTAGTATTGGTAATAGTGGTTCTGGTTATAGACCAGGAATGCAATCTGTAGTTAATGTAGGAGTTCAAACATTAAGCACTGGAGTTCCTGCTATCGAATTTATTGGTACTGCTGCTATCAGTGGTGGTAATATTGTAAGTGTTGCAATTACTAATCCTGGTTCTGGATATACTTCTACTAATCCTCCAAAAGTTGTTATAGATGAACCATTATCTTATGATAATATGCCATTGTTCTATACTTCATCTTCTAGTGGAGTAGGATCAGAAGCAACTGCAAATATAGTTGTTGGTCAAGGTTCTAGTGTTATTGACTTCCAAATCATTAAGGAAGGATATGGTTATGGTGATTCTGGAGTTCTAACAGTAGGAGTGGGTGGTAGTGTAGGTATTCCAACTACTGTTGATTATAGTCCTTCTAGACAATTTGAACTTACTATTTCAGAAACTATTAGTGATACTTTTGCTGCATGGACTGTTGGTGATTTCCAAGTCTTTGATCCTTTAGATTCTTTATTTGATGGGCAAACTCTTACTTTTGCTTTAAAGATAGATGATGAACAGCAAACTATTAATACTGAAGTAGGATCTCCTATAGATGTTGAGTATACAATTTTAGTATTCATAAATGATATTCTTCAGGTTCCTGGAATAGGTTATGAATTTAATGGTGGTAGTTATCTTACATTTAAAGAAGCACCAAAAGAAGGAGATACTTCTAAGATTTTATTCTATAAAGGAACTGGTTCAGTTGATACATCCATTGTTGATGTTTTAGAAACTGTCAAAAAAGGTGATGAACTTAGATTGTATGATGAAAATATTGAATTTGATGAGGGTCCTAGAATAGTAACTGCTGTTAATGCAGCTGATAATGCTTCAACCAATCCTTATGATGGTGTTGGTATTACTACTGATGAAACTTATGAAAGATCTATTACTTGGTCAAGACAACTTGATGATAAAATAGTAGATGGTAATGAAGTTAATAAAGATAGACCACATTATGAACCTTTAATTTATCCTACTAGTAATATAATTTCACCAGTATCAGCAAGTTCTACAATAGCTTATGTGGAAAGTGTAAGAACTTTCTTTGATAATTCTTATGAAAATTATGATGGTCAAGGCACTGTACAAATTATATCTCAAGATAATTTGATAGGAGCTGCAGCTACTGCAATAGTTTCTGGACTTGGAACTATTAGTTCATTTGTAATTTCTAATACTGGTATGGGATATACAGGCACTCCTGATGTTTCTATAGAACAACCTGTTGGATTAGGATCTACTCAGAGAGCAACTGCTACTGCTGCAATGGATAGTGATATATTAGAATCTATTAATCTAGATTCAGTTGGAAGTGGTTATACTACTGCTTCTCCACCTGCAGTTCTTATAGGAGCTCCTCAAGCATCTAGTGCTGTTGAAAAGGTTACTTCTGTCACTTATTCTGGAGATTTTGGAACAGTAGTTGGATTTGGTACAACCACTGTTGGTGGTAGAAATAGAATGATTTTTGATGTACATATTCCTTTAAATTCTCCTTTAAGAGATACTACTATAGTAGGAACTGCAGTTACTCTTAGTTCTTTAACTGTTAATGATTTCTTTATAGTAAATAATTCCAATGTTGGAAATGCCAATACTTCACTGAAATCGTTTAATACTAATGGTATAACCACTACAGGAATATGTACCCAATTTATTGATAATGTTTACCAAGTAGTTGATGCTAATACTGTTAGTATTGCTAATACTGTTATTGGATTATCAACTGTAGGAGCAGCAACAACTTATATTAGAAGAGTATTTGTAAATATAGATAAATTTACATCTGACTCTATGGATTCATCCATATTAAAATTTGACTCAACTAATACAACCTTTGATTCTAGTGGTATAGGTGTTACTTATAGTGGAAATATATACCATCAACCTTTCTTGGGTGAATATAGTTTTGGTAAAGTTGGATTAGGAGTAAGAGCTGAACCCAGATCATTCAAGTTCTATGGGGATGGTGGAACTGGTGGAATATCCACTTCAGCATATATACAAAGGTTCAATCCTTTGAGATATACTGAATACGACTAAATAACTCTAAATTGTAAAGACAAGATGGCTAAACAAGGTATTAGTACTGGCTCATCTCCCAATGATGGAACGGGTGATACCCTTCTAGCTGGTGCTGAAAAAGTAAATGAAAATTTTAATGAAATTTATACTTTAGCAGGAGATGGAACTAATTTAGCTCCAGGAATAGTTACTGCAATAGCTGCTGGCGATAATATAAGTATTAGTACTGCTTTTGGACAAGTTACTGTTACTGCTCTTGAGACAACTGGTATATCTTCTTATTGGAACTTAAATTCTACAGGAATAAACACTGTAGGAAGAAATGTTGGTATAGGAACTACTACAGCCGTAGCTGGTTTAACAGTTCTTGGTGGAGGAAGAGTTAGTGGATTTCTTACAGTAACTGATGGTTTGGTAGTTAATGCTGGATCAAAGATTACTGGAGAAACTAGTGTTATAGGTGGTTTATATGCTACAGGTATATCTACCTTTACTTCTAATAGTCTTACTGCAGTTCAATTTAATGTAAGTGGTGTTTCTACTTTTGCTAGTTCTAAAACTTCCACAGGATTTACAACTAATACAACAAATACCAATCTCAATGTAACTGGTGTTTCTACTTTTGCTAGTTCTAAAACTGCCACAGGATTTACAACTAATACAACAAATACCAATCTTACAGTAACTGGTGTTAGTACTATAGCTACATCAAATATTACCAGTCTTACTGCTACCACTGCAACTGCTACTAATTTTAATTCTACTCATGCTCGTATAACTGGTGTTACAACTGCAACTACTGGTTTTGGAACTAACGTAACTAATACTAATTTAAGAGTTACTGGGGTAGGAACATTTGTTGGATTATGTACTGCTGGTGAATATGGTGGTCCTACTGGTGGACGTTGGCAAGTTGGTGCTTCTGGCACTGCTCATTATACCTTTACTGGTCCTGGATTTGGAGGAACAGTAACTAGTGATCCAACTTTATATCTTGCTAGAGGGCAAACTTATTATTTTAATAATACTTCTAGTGCTCAACTTAGAATACAATCAGGTGCCAATGGATCTGTAAGTAGCCAATGGAATGTCGGTGTTACTAACAATGATGCTGACCAGAATGTTCAGTTAGAATTTGAAGTACCATATAGTGCTCCTAACACTCTTTATTATCAGGCTACTAACTTTAATACTATGGGTGGTAGTATTGTAATTTACACATCTATATCATAATAATAA